TTGACGGGCGGAAATATAGCCAGACTTGCCATATGCAACCCAAGCAGACCCGTCGTTGTCATTCCACGCAATCGCCTTGCGAGCGCGAATTGACGCTGTGCCAGATATGTCTGTATCAACTTGGAAGCCGCCGATTGGCTCCATCGAGCCATTTGCCCAGCGAACCATAGACCCGCCTTCCCAACGCATCTCTGACTGATCAGAGGTGCCGTTGTTGCTCATACCAGCGGGGATGTTCAGTTCGAATAGAGGCATTTCAGCGTCCCTTTAATCTTTGGCCTTCAGCCGTCTACAACTTATAGCACGTCAGATCACAAAAGATAAGCGATAGCACATTTAGGCCACCGCGGCCCATGTCTCGGACGTGTCAGCCTGCGGAACCCATATCTCAGACGTGTCATCCTGCATCACCCATATCTCGGACGTGTCAGGCTGCTGCTCCCACAGCAGGATCGCTCTGATCGCCACAGTGGCAGACGACGACATAGATGCGGCGGCTTTTGATGTAATGCCAGCCGCAATCGCCGCGTCAGATGTCACGACCACAACAGAGGCAGCAGACCTAGTGATGCCAGCGGAGACAGACCCAGAAGATCGGCAGTCGGCACCAGCAAACACAGACCGAATGCGGGCGAATACTGTCGTCACCGCACTGACTGCGGTTGGATTTACGGCAGATGTTCTGATGCGAGACGCGGCAACGCTAGGCGCTGAGTTGACGTTTGCGGCGGCGGAAGCTGGCGTGACCTTAGCAACGCTGACAGATGCAGCCGACGACGACACCGATGCCGCACTTGCGTTGTTTATGCGCTCAGCAGATACGGATGCAGAAGACGCCACCGTAGCAGCCGCAGAAATGTCCACAACAGTCTTGGTGGATACGCTGGCCGATGATGCCGCCTGCACCGCAGCAGATGCCGCCTGCACCCGTGTTGCATCCACTGATACTGTAGAGGTGTCAGAAAACTGCGCAGATGCAGAAGTGGTTTTAGCCGCGACAACAGAGGCTGTCGCGGTTGCTGAAATGCTTACTGAGACCCCGACAACTACAGCCGCCTGATCGTCAGCAATTGGTGCGGCTGATAGTGGAGAGAACCCAAGCATTTATTTACTCCGTTGTAGCGGCTTTCCCAGCAGCGATAGCAGCGTCAATCGGCGCCATGTCCTCAGTGGTCCAGAAGTCAGCGTTACGCATACCCTCGAGGTGCTGCACATTGCGCTGGATCACCGTGTCGTCACCTGCATACTTGTCAGGATTGGCGATTGCATCATTGATGACCCACACGCTGTCGAGGCAGGCGCTGTAGTGCTTTGCGATGCGCTCAGGTGTCAGTTGATCTTCCATGTCAGACCTCAAGGTTTAGTGGGCCAAGTGACTTCGTATGGGAAGCCAGCTTGTGCAGTTATATCACGAAGTGCCTGTCGATACAGTTCCCATTCTGCTGGGATGTTCTGACCACGTTCGTAGGATTTGATGACGATCCAGTCAGTTTCTGCCAGCAGGCTGTCACGACGAGAACGAATGTTGCGTTCTGCCTGATCTAGTGGCAGAGCCTCCAGCTTATACGGAAGCATCCATGCACCGTTGACGTTGACAAACTCGTCGTCGATCAGACGCCATGCGAGACTGTCGTATTCATCTGGCTTTGGGCGTGTGTATGGATACACGTCATAGCTTGCCAGAAGTTCGTCAGGGATCAGCTTGGGGAAGCTGGTCTGCGGATTATCACGGCGCAGTTGTCCCAGTGTGTATTTGGCTGGGGTGCCGTTTGTGAGCTTCAGGTGCATTTAGGTGGTCTCCCGCTATGCAAGTTTGTATTGGAATATTGCACCAGTAAAGCCAGACGTAACGTATAGATTTTTCCCATCTGGCGAAATGAAGTGCATAGACATAGAGCTACTTGTCTCGGTGAACGTGTCTAGTGTTGATGTCAATGTGCCGCTAGAGAAGTCCCACGCCGTGCTTAGTAAATAGTGGCCGACAAGCGTTTTTGTGCCATCACCGTTAGTCTGATTGTAGACCATGGTTCCGTCAGGTTTGGCGTATCGCCAAGCCGCACCCAAGTCAGTTCCAGACCCATATGTCGTTACGTCCCAAGCAGTTGAAAGAGGGAACTCAAATGTGTTTCCGCTTGATGACGTATGGTAAAGTTTTGTTCCATCATCACCCTTTAGAAAAAAGCTAGGATTGGAATACCCAGAAGGCCCAGACCCATCATGGGTTGCAGTTGAAACATCCCAAGCAGTTGATAGTGTATATTGCTGAACCATATCGTTAAGCTTGCCGCAGATATACATAATTGCACCAGTTGGGTCAAAAGCAACCTGATTAACGTCACGTTCTTGGGTTGCAACAACAAAGCGCTGATTTAATGTGGCAGTGCTTATGTCCCAATTCGTGGAAAGATCAAACTCATCTATGCTTCTAGATGAGGCGCCGAGCGCCGCAGACGCTGTGTAAAGTTTAGAACCGTCAGGCTTGAACCAAGTGCCTCCTTTCCCTGATGGCACAGCGAAAGACTGAAGGTAGACTGCACTATCAAGATACCAAGGCTCCCCACCACCAGCACTCACCCCAGCCCGAGCCATCAACAGTTTCTGTGCAGACGTTATCATGCCATCGCATCCCCAGCGAGGAAGCCATGCCAAGTAGTGCCTCCGTCCACTGTCATAAACGTGTAGATGTCCTTCTCACCGCTTGCAGGTGCATCAGGAGCCGTGCCACCAGCCCAGTCAACAGACGCAGGCCATGTCAGCGTGTGAGTGCCACCAGCCGTGATGATGAGGCTGAACGTGCCGACCTGACCAGACGACGGTGCACCAGTGAAGGTGAAGGTCGTGTTGCCCGAAGTCGTCAGCGTGTAAGTGTCCCGTGCGCCTACGTCCACCGATGGGGTAGTGCCTGACAGGGCAGCGGATGTGTTGTCGATACCTGCACCGGGAATACGGAAGCGGTTGACGCTGCTATTCCCCAGCGTGATCTCGTTAGAGACTGTGGCGGATGATGGGTCTGCTTGATAACCAATTACAATTTGATTTGAACCAGATGTGGTGGCATCACCCGCCTGTCGGCCTAGGAACGTATTATTCGCCCCCGTAGTTACGTTTTCCCCAGAATAGCTTCCGACAAACGTATTATTTCCACCATAGGTTAAATCATACCCCGTGTATGCACCCACGCCGACATTGTGTGTTGCTTGCAAGCCAGTAGTTCCATCACCAGCCAGACCATTAAAACCTACACCAACGTTGTAACCGTTGAAGTTGTATCTACCAGCGGAACTTCCAAAAAAAGCTGACGCATATGATCCATTACTGCTACCAGCAGCAAAATCACCAACTGCGACAACATTATATCCAGAAGTCTCTGAACTGAGAGCCTCGTATCCAATAGCTGTAAGTGAGTTGCCCGTTGTCACAGCATCAGCTGAATTGTGACCGACAGTTGTTACCCTGAATGCAGATGTAATAGAGGCACCACTGTTTATTCCTACAGCAGTGTTGGCGTTGGAAGTCCCATCATCGTTAGCCAAAGCACCAGAGCCGAGACCGACAGACGATCCATCCGAATAACCATCCGACAGCCCATCAATGTCAGTCGCACCGCCACTTACAGCAATCCAATCATAGTCTGAACCAGTCCACGACAGAACCTCGCCAGACGAAGCCGTGCCAGTGTTCAGGTGGGTGTCAACGTCAGAGTTGGTGTATCCGCTGACAGTAGACCAAGCGTAGTCAGCGCCATTCCAGCCGAGATACTGCCCGCTCGTTGCGGATGATGTGTTCAGGTGGCTATCTACCAGCGGGTTTACATTGCCAGCGTCTGTGACATCAGCGCCAGCCTCAATGCCAGCAAGCTTGGTCTGCTCTGCATCTGTGAACGCATTGGTGTTGGCGTTGCTCTCATATGCGGTCTTGATTTCAGCCGCAGTCTGGTCGGCAGTAGCGCCAGCCTCAATGCCATCCAGCTTCGTGCCATCAGCCGCGACATCACGACCGTCAACGGTTCCAGTGACCGTGATCGAGCCAAACGTAGGGCTGTCATTTGGCTGCACCGCACTGTCAGCCAATGCACCCTGCGCTGCCGTGGCGAAGTCGCCAGTGTCAGCAGCAGCGGCAGTGCCAAGCGTAGGCAGGCCAGACAGGTCGCTGTATGCGCCAGTCGTGGCAACAGTAGCCAAGTCAGACGGCTGAACGATGTCCTCAGCGGCAGCCGTCACATACACGACAGCATTGCCAGACAGGTTCAGCAGAGAGCCAGTCGAACTCTCATCAAGCACACGAGTAAGAGTGCCAGCAGAGTAAGTGCCAGAGCCGATCTCCCACGCTCCGCCATCTTCGATGGTGTAGCGGACAGTCTGCCCATTGGTGACGCCAGCGTCAGCGAATGTCTGAAAGCCAGAAACGGCAGAACCCAAAGTCAGGGTTCCCGTTCCTGTAGATGCAGTAGATACTTTCGCGCGGTTTGCGAGCGTCACCATGTCAGTTCCTCAGATTAGTCGAGGGTAATATCAAGATCGCCAGCGGGGATGCGGAGGATGTCGCCGCTATCAATCGCCTTGGATGTGGTCAGCGCAGCGTAGGCCAGCATATTGCCGCCAGACGATGCGTCAAACACGGCGGCGTATGTGATCGTTCCCCAAGACGCGGTAGCCTCGTTGAACTCAATGTTCGCGCTGTTGGACGCCGTGTCGCCAGACACAGTGAACGTCACAGCTTCGCGTGCGTAGTTGCCGCCAGATACCTCGGTGCCGCCGCCTGTGTCAGACGGTGCAGCCGTGAACAGGCCGACATACCAAGAAGACGGGCGAGTTACTGCGCCGCCTGTCAGAAGCCACTCAAGGACTTCGGTTTCAGTGTAGTTTGTAAAGGACATCAGAAGCTCCTGATCTTCATGCGCAATCCAGTGCCACCAAAGCGGGCATTGTCAGAAGCGCGGTTAAGCCCAGACAGGGCCGTCTCATACAGCGAAGTCCACACAGCGAGCCGTGCGTCCTCACCAAGAAACGGCGCACTATGAGCCAGTGTGCCGTATAGGTAAACGTCAGGCGCGTCAGCAAGCAACCAGTTGCTCGTGTTTTCGTCGCTCAACGCATCAAGTTCAGCGTAGTAAACCAACTCAGCATCGTATGTGTCATCTGGAACTGGGTAGAACTCAAATTGACCGCCAGTCAGCGCGTAAAACTGAGGCGTCCCACCGATGTTTGCGGCTGCCGCCTTGCGGTCCAGCAACTCAGCCTGGCTGATCAGATCGAGAGCATTGGTTGTCCCACTCGTCAGAGAAAAGCGGATCGTCTCGAGATAGTCAGTCGGCGTTGCGCTGAATTGGCTGTCAACCTCGGCAACAGACCGCTTTGTCATCTTGTGGTGACGGAGGCGGCGGTTGATGTCCGCCTCAGTCAGAGAGATAAGCGTTGCCACATTCTGCTCAACATCTGGCTTATTAAGCCAGACGGTGACTGCATCCTGTAACTCTGCGTAAGTCGAGATTGCCATGATCTATCCTTAGCCAGCGGCCGTTGTCGCTTGCGGGTTAGCAGACTTAGAACCAGCGTCAGACGGTGAGCCAAGCGAGAAGCCAGCAGACTTGATGTCGTCAAACGATAGCGTCTGGCTAGACTTGACTGCGTTCATAACCTGCTGGGCAACTGCGCTCTGGAATACCTGATAACGAGCGTCATCCATCAGGAACGGTGTCGCGTGCAGCAGGGCAGTGTAGAGGTAGACATGCGGTGCCTCTTCCAACAGCCAGTTGCTTGTGTTGGAGTCGGTCAGCGCTGGGATTTTCTGGTAGTAGTCAACGTCAACAGAGCCGCTCGCTGGGGTCGGAGTGACAAGCATCTGACGGCCAACAACAGCGAAGAACTTCGGATTGCCCGCTGCACGAGTGCGAGCGCGGCGGAGCATTACAAGCTGCTGAGGTGTGATCTGCTCAAGCGGCTCATCTTCTGCGCTGGCAACCTGAGCGTAAACAATCTCAAGAGCGTCAGTCGGGAGTGTTGCGCGTCCAGAGGACAGAGAGATTGTCGCAGTGTCAACCATGTGGCTTGTGCGCAATACGTCATTGAGCGTGCTCTCAGCCAGCGCAATGAAATCAGGAATTTGCTGATCCAAGTCAGCGCGGTTTAGCCAGTCAGCAATCGCCGTCTGAAGTGTTGAGTATGAAGTGATAGCCATCTTCGGTCCTTTCCAAGCTGACTATCCGCCAGCAGTTTCGTCAAACATTAGCATATCGATGCCGCGTTGGCTATTGGATACACTAGCTCTTCTTCGAGCCTTTCTTCTTATACCCAGCGGCATATGCAGCTTTGGCCTGCTTTTCAGCCTGAGCCTTCGTCGGGTAGACTTTACCACGACTGCCCCACTTATAGCCACCGCTTACTTTCTTGACGGGCATTAGTAGCCTCCTAGTAGCCCCTCTGGACGGGCCTGTGGACGTGGCGCTTCACCCGGAGCATAACCAATGTTATTCTCCCGAACTGGAGCAATGACGTTCGGTAGAATGCCGCCGCCAGTGAATTGAGTATAATATTCACGGATTTTCTGCGGATACTCTCGCGCTTCTTGGTCAAGGCGTGAAATATCTTTGCCAGATGCTTCCCAATCATCAAGAGCGTCAGCACCCATGTTGTAGCCGCGCAAAGCATCATCAAGGATGCCATTCTCTCTTTGAACCAAACTTTGCAAAAGTTTATCGCCCAAGAATAGAGAGACTTCTGGAATTGTCAGAAGCCGAGCTGCCTCAGCCTGAGACTGCTCACTGTATGGATGCCCATAAGTATCTGCGACATCATAAACGCTGGGGACACCACGGCGCAGATCATGCGCATATTGCGGCAAGATTTGCGTTAGGCCAACTGCACCATCCTTAGAGACAGCGTTTGGATTATTAGTGCTTTCAGCCATAACCAAGGCACTTAACAGCGCTGGATAGTTTAGTTCAGGTTCCATCAGCGCAGATACCCCGGCATCGAGTTGAAGAACATCGGCGCGACATTTCCGCCTGCCGAGTATTGACGTGGACCGGAGTCCATAACGCGGTTAGCTGGGTTTGGAAGGATTCCCATCCGCATCATCTCAGCACGCAGCGCGTCAATGTCGCCCAGCGAGGACGTTGTGACTGGCGCTACAGGCGCACCTTGCATCGGCTGGCGTGGTGAAGTCATCGGAGCGTAAGATGTCACTGTATGACGGCTCTGAGCGGCCTGTGCAGCCACTCTTGCCATTGCATCATTCATCAACTGCTGACCGCGCTCGGCATAACCCATCGGACGGACGCCAAGAGCGTTCAGCCCAGCGCCAACTATGCCGCCGTAAGGTCCGCCTTGGAATGTTTCACCAGATGCGCCCCAGCCACCGCCGTTGACTGCATCGCGTGCAAAGCCAAGAACGCCAGTGCGCATGTCAGGCTCACCACGGTCGCGCGATCCAGCGGGTCGAGCCACTGCGTTTCCTACTGCGGACAGGACGCCACCGCCCTCGAATTTAGCGCCAGACTTCCCTGCGCCTCCGCCGTCGAACATGTCTCTGATGCTGGTGTAGCTTGCCATTCTACTAATTCCTCGCTGGTTTGCGTGGATAATAGCCTAAAACGTGGGCTTATGCGACCCCTTTGAGGTTTCGGCGGATTGGCTTGCTCGTGAACCCAGTCGCTGGGTTGTAGCCCACCACCATGTAGCGGAAGCTGTCAGCACCGTGTGAGGTCCAGTCATGTTTAGGACGGCCTCGCCACGTCTTGCCCTTTTCGTCAAAGTCGCGCTGATATTGGCGCAAACTCTCGATGCCTCGCTTGCACTTTTCTGCGTCAAACCAAGAGGATGCCAGCGAAGAACGCACAGCCTGAATGCCGTCATCCAGCATCAGGTTCGGCGCGATTGTGATGTTTTGCAGGCCAAGGTTGCCAAGCGTCTCAACGCGGGTCTTGCCTGAGCCAAGTTCTCTGACGCGAGCATCGTGAGGTAGAACGTGCTCACCGTAGATGTAGCCCTTGTCTTGCAGCACCTTGACGTAGTGGTCTAGGCCAACGCCGCTGCTTTCATAATAGTCAATGTAGCGCCGCTCTGGGCCAACAAACTGTGCAAACCAGATCGCTGTGCTGTCGCCCACGCCCAAGTCCCAAGACGTGATGACCTTCATGGACGGATCGTAAGGCACAGTTGTAATGCGGTTCTCGCTGGTCGCAGCCTTCATCTCGGTGCCGTAGTATGCACCTTGGATAGCAGCCTCAAACGAGCACTCAAACTCCTGCTCAAAGCGGTCCTCACCCATGACCTTTCTAGCGTCATGGAGTTCAACCTGATCCAGAACGCCAGTCTCAGATGCCTTGAGCATCATGCAGAACCAGTCAGGGTCATCCTTTGCGTTCTGGTAGACTTCCCAAAAGTCATTCTTGCCCTTTGGCGTGCCTACAAAGGTTGCCCGGCCTTTGCGGTCTGCCAAGGCTGGTCGGATAACTGTAGGCCATGCGCTGACGGGGAAGTCAGCAGGCTCATCGAGCACAACGTCATCAAAGTATAGGCCGCGCATTGCGTCATAGTTATCAGCGCCAAACAGCCGCAGCCGCGATCCGTTCGGGAAGTCAATGCGCAGTTCGCTTTCATTGATGACAGTGCCTGGGATAACGCTGGTGTAATACTTAGCATAATCCCAAACGATAGCCTTAGCCTGACGGTAGTAAGGCGCAATGTAAGCCACCCGCACGTTGTGGCGGTTGAGCGTCAACGCAGTGCGGATCAGGTCATTGATTGCCGCAACAGTCTTGCCAAAGCGACGATGCGCAACAATGCAGGCAAACCGCTCGGTTCGCCTGTGATATGCTTTCATCTGTTTGCGTGGCTTGTATGGGATTTTAACTGTCGTCATCGTCTTCCCACTTGAAGGCTTCCACCTTCACAGTCTGGGCAACCTCTTGCTTATCTCGCCAGTTGTTTCCAGCGCGGTTCTTTAGGCCAAAGATGA